GTGCAGGTCCACGTATTGCTTCGTGCTGGCCTGAAGCGCCGCGGCGGGATCGGACGCCAGCAGGAGAGCCCCGGACATCGAGGATCCGCCGCGCGCGACTGTGGTGCCAATCTGCGTGTCGACGTAGTTCTTCGTCGCCGCCTGACCCGCGAGGACCGGGTCGCTGGCAAGCGTCAACGCGCCTGTCAGCGTGTCGCCGGATCGGTAGACACGCCGGTCCACATATTGCTTTGTGGCAGCCTGGCCATTCATCGTCGGATCCGACGCAAGCACCAGGCTGCCGAGCAATGTCCCGCCCGCAATCGGCAGAGCCGCACCAAACTGCGTATCGACGTAATGTTTCGTCGCAGCTTGCGATGGTGACGTTGGATCGGCTGCCAGACCAAGGGCGCCGGTCAGCGTGTCGCCGGCACGCGACAGTTTCAGATCCGCATAATTCTTCGTTGCAGCCTGCTGGCTGATCGACGGGTCGGCGTTAAGCAGGAGTGCACCGGCGAGTGAACCTCCGGCCAAGGGCAGCAGGGCGGCCGCACTCGAATCGACATAGCCCTTTGTTGCAGAGTCCAGCGGGTTCCGAGGCGACGTCGCGAGGGTCAAAATGCCCTGCATCGATCCACCCGTCAGGGGCACCGCGGTCGCAACTTGCTGATCGACATAGGCCTTATTGGCCGCTTGTGCGGGCAATGTCGGATTGCTGGACAGCGCCAGCATGCCGGTCAATGTCGCGCCCGCGACGGTCACGACGCTGGCCGCGAGATCGGCGAGTCGTTCGCCCCCCGGCTTGCCGGTCGGCGTAACCATGCCCTGCGAGAGATCGACATTGGGGACGCCCGACATCCCGCTCAAGAGCTGTCCGTAGGTCACGGCCACATTTGTGCCGCCCTGAGACATCGCCAACAGGTCGCCGCTTGCAGGGACATTTCCGGCGGGAAGCGATCCGACAATAAACGGAGTGGCGGTGGCCGTAAGGGTACCCCCGTTCAAGGTAAGGTTTGTGCCTACGGCAATTGTCTCAGGCGCGCCCATACCGATGCTGCTCCGGCCCAGCAACGATCCGCCGGACAGCGTGACTGCGGGTTGGACGCCGTTCAGCACCTGGGCACGGGTTATTTTTCTTACTATACCCGACTGGCTGACGATGAACTCATCAGTGTCCGATGCCGATGTGGCCGGGTCGAGCTGATCGATTGTGGTCATGGGGATTTATTTTCCGGGCGGCCTGAAGTGGCGCGGGGCTAACTCAATGCTTGGTTGTTCTTAAACGTGCCGAGCTATGGGCGATCAAACTAGCTGCTTGTGACGACCGGGTTGCCGTTCTGATCCGTCAGCATGGCTCCGGTTGACGTCAAGACGGCGTCCGCCAGCATCTCAGGCACCGACAACAGCAGTACAGGCAGGAGAACGCTTCTGTGCAGCGAACGGCCGTTGACAGTCGTTATCGCGAATGTCAAAGTATAGATGGTGCCGGCCTGTCCCCCGGACAGCCACAGTATGACTCGGCTGCCATCCGTAGTTGAGCTCTGCAACACGAGGTCGCCGGGGTTCGACGGAGCGAGGGCCACATCCAAAGTGGCGATGCTGTCGCCATCATTTCCAACAATTGCTGGCCCAATCTCCAAAATATAGTCCAGGATGTCTCCCGGATCCTTGGTTGGCCAATTGAGCGGCGGCGGCGCGACGGCAGTCGTACCGCGGGGAACCGGGATGAAAGAATCGATGATGACCACGCGTGCGTGGCTCGGTATCCATACATGGTTTGCGGGCGTCGACATATCTAATCCAGAGGTTCAATATTCAAGCAGGCAACTATCGGGACAGCAGTTCCTCAGCGGTTACCATCGGACGACAACGAGCCCGGGGCCACCGGCGGCGCCGCTGTAGGCTGTATTGCCCGGTGTCCCGGCCCCGGAGGCGCCTCCGCCAGGAGTGCTTCCGCCTTTGCCGTAAGTTCCACTGTTCATTGCGCCGCCCATCGGCGCCGCACCACCCATTCCGCCCTGAGTAAGAATGCCTGCCTGTCCCTCCGACCCGGTAAGGTTGACATCGCCTCCGACCCCGGCCCCGGCCGGCGATGCGCCATTCCCCGGTGCCGAGACACTCGCAAGATAATTCAGACTGCCTCCGGTAGCGCTGACGAACGCGCCGAAGCTTGACGTGCCGCCAGCGCCGGCCGGCGTCCCGTTGGTGCCGCCGCCGCCGCCGGGACCCACCGTGACCCCAATGACTTGCCCCGGCACGAGTTTGGTAACGAGCTTCCTGGCATAGCCACCGCCGGAGCCTCCTCCGCTCGGTTGGCTGGAAGTAGAAGCGAAACTCCCCGAACCGCCGCCCCAGACCTCGACTTCAACCTGAGAGATCCCGGCGGGAACGGTGAAATTTCCTGAACCGCTAAACGTCTGTACGCCCGACCCGAAGCCGGGTTTCAGGAACGGCAGTTTCCAGTTGAGGAACGGCGCGGTAAGCAGCACGATTATGTTGGCGGCCGTGATGGTCGTTTGGCCGTAATTGAGAGTGATCTGGTAGAGGCCGGTCCAACCGGCATCAGCCGCCGGGGTGGTCTGGCTGCCTGTATTGGCGGCGGCCCCGGCCTTCAACTGGAGTTGCACACTCTGTGTTCGCACGGTGTTCTGTGCTGAACCCGAATTGGCAGGTCCGCTGAACGACTGGGCCGGATTGTTGGCGTTATAATAGGGCAGAACGATCGGGTCGCCATCGGCCTCCAGAAACGCAGCTTCGATCAGGTAATTGATCGACTGGCCCGCGCTCGACGGCGCAGTCAGGCTGAACGTGGTGGGGGCGATGTTGATCCCCATCTTGACAAGCGTATCGGTGGTATCGGCGGGTATCGATCCATACGGCGTACTGTCGACCGGGCCGAATTGCGTCATGCTGCCAGCGCCGATCACCACGCTCATTGATGCCGGTGTCGTGGGCTGGCATGACAGTCCGTCCACGACTGTATTGGTGCCGAGTATCGCCTGGGCAAGAAAGCCCAACCCGATCATGGCGTTCTTGTTGACTGAAAGCAGGTCGGTGTCCAACGGGATGGCACCTGGATAAACGATGCTGCGGTCCATACGGAATCGTCGCCATTTAACAAAGGTTGAAACTAGATTATTTGCAGCCATGCTGTTGCATTGACTGGCAGCAGGCTGGACAGAGTTGTTTGAATGTCATGGTCGGTTATCTGACCTGGCAGCAGGGAAAGATCGGCATAGGCAATCGAACCCCTATCGTATCCGCCGGCCACGGTCCCGTATCCCGCCAACATGGCCACTCCCGGGGTTGCCGGTCGTCGCACTGTGACGAAGAACTGGAGCGGCATATTGAGACTGCCCCAGCCGCCCGCCAGCCCATAGACGAAGCCGTATCCCGCAGCGGCAGGGCCGCCGGCGGCCGCCGCGTAGGCGCCGGTGTCGCCGCAATTGGCTGGCTCGAAGATCCGCGGTGCCGAACCGGTCAGGTCTTCCATGCACAAGCTGATCGCTGACCGTGTCGCGGCGCTGCGAAGCAAGGCATGCTTTATCCGCGTCCGATATGAAGTGTCGCTTTCGCCGCTCTGGCGGGGTAGACCTTGTCCAAAAAAGTCGAGCGCAATCAGATCGAGCCAAGTGTCAGTGGAGCTCCCGATGCGGGTCTGCAAGCCAGCATAGGTCAAAAGGCCATACAGCCAGGTCCACGGCGTCGCGATGCTGCTAATGATCGCCGTCAGGTTCGGAGTTTGATCGGCGAACCAGTGCTGCGGAAGAACGGCTTGTATTCGCGATATGAAGTCGGAGAGGTCACCCGTCATTGATCGTCACCACGATCGAACCGGCCTTGACGACAGTCCGCGCCGGCGGAAGCACATCCGATGAAAGGCCGTTCAAGAGTACGGCCGAAATGTTTTCAATGTCCTGCCCGGCCGCGTAGGCACTTTGCGCGACGCGGGTGACCGACGCGACACGGCCGATCGGCAAGCCATTGAGGTAGTCGGCGACCTCTGTCTGGATATTGGAGACGCATTGGGACGATACGGCACTCGAACTGATGAACGCGGTCAGCGTCACGTTGACCGTCAATACCTGAGGCGACAGCACCGCAAACATCGTTCCAACCGGCCGAACCGAATCCACCGCTGCGGCCACGGATGCCAGCAGCGCGGCCGAGGGATAGCCCGATCCATCGTCAACCGTAACCACAAAAAAGCCGGTCTCGGCGCTGCCGTTGGCCGCGGTGTTCTCCTGTATCGTGACATTCAGACCTTGCTGGACGGCACCAATTGCACTTCGCACAGCCGCCAAAGTGGCGCGCGAAAGACTTCCCAGATAATTCTGGAATCTGTTCCGGAACGATTGGTCGCCCTCGGCGTCGATGCCGTTGGCAAATGGACTGGCGTTGGTGACCAGATCGACGCCGGGCAAGGACGCTGATATGACGGTAATCGTGCCCGCCAAAACGTTTCCGGCGGTTCCTCCGGTGGTGCACGTGACCGGCAAGTCCGCAGCGCTCACGCCGCTCGGAATAACGTAGCCGCCTTGGCTGGATTGCCAGATTGAATTGGTCGTGTCTCGGGTCACGGCGAAGCTGACGGAGCCGTCCGAGGTCTTGATAATGGCTCCCAGGGGTATCAGCGCAGCGAGGTTGCTCGCATAGCGCGAGAATGTAACGATCCCGGAAGACGGTGATGCCGGCAGCCGGGTGAGTCCGAAATCCGCCATCCATGAGTCCAGATCGGATCCGCTGGATGTGGCTGCCCTTGTCGTTTGAAGCAGCAGGAGAATGAGCCACTGCAGCCATAGGACCACCGAGGCGTTGGCCTCGAAAATGGCGCGTATGACCGAACCTGCCGAAAGGTCTATCAGTGCGGTTGCGGAACTCTGAAGCGCCGCGCCCATATCCTCGACGAGCTGGCTGAATGACTTCAGTGACAGGTTCATGTTTGCTTAGCCTGAACTGACAACGAGCTGGGAGGAAGCTATGGAAGATGCGTCGGTGTAAGTAATGTTCGCGACCACATACCCATTGGCCGCATCGACCACGCTGGCGCTGACCTGCGGAGCAGGAGTGGTGGAGACAGCTGTTTCCAGGGCGAGCTGCGCCCTGACGACTGATTCGATATCCGCCGGCTGCGCGGGCGCGCCAACGAATTGGCCCAGGCCACCCCCGTAATCGAGTTGCCAAATATAGTCGCCGGGGTTCGTCAGCAGGCGTCTTTCGACCCGCTGTTTTGTCATGTCGGAGCCGGCTACGAGTGCCAGATCACCGGTACTTCCGATACCAACGTCCCCGCCCCATTCCAAAAAGATGTCATTCATCGTCTTCAGACCACTTGAGATGGCGTCGAGGTGGTTTCGTTTGCCACTGTGTGGGTATGAGCGTCATAAGCCGAACGCAGAACGGATAACGCTCCCTGACGGTCGTAGACGTCACCCTGGACATGCAGATCTCCATTGACGCGAATGGTTCCGTCACTACAAAGCTTCAGGAAGCTTCCTGTTTTGTGCACGAGCCAAAACTCACCCGCCGGTGCCTGGGGTGGTTGCTGATTTGTCGAGAAGGCTCTTCCAACGATGATGCCCTGTTCAATGTCGCCTTGTTGAGGGATGAGCAACACCTGATCGCCCGGATCTGGAGGACAAACCATGCCCCAACCATTGCCGACCCATTGCGACAGCACGGGAAGCCAGCCGGACAGTACGCCGTCCGGTTGGAGACTCACCCGCGCCGTGGCGGTCGCGTAGTTTACCGAGGTTACTGTGCCGAATTTCACCTGACCGGCTGTATTGTCAAGACTGGACGCGTGAGCCTTCAAGGCATTTATCAAATAGTCTGCCACTATGTTTGTCCGACTTAAATAACCCCGGTAATCGACGCGGCCCTGACGGTCTGTCTTGATCCCGAAATCGTGCTGAAATGACGTTCCACGCTATCGACCACATAGGGACCATCCAGCGCCGTCCCCGTTCCGGTCAGCATCACGCCTGTCCGCGGGTTCAGTGCGAGGTTCCATGGCATCTCGAGCAAAAGAGTTGTCTGGAGCCGGTTGATCTCGGCTGAATACCGAGCGGCCGACTGCTCCACCTGGGCAGAGGTCAAATTGGATGCAGAAAACAAATAGGGTTGGCCGGCGGCTCCGGTCGAACTCTGGCCCGAGGCTCCGCTGTCATAAGCGGTCATGGCCTGCGAATTCCAGGCCTGTACTCTAGCGGCGGCCCCGGAAGCGATGGCGAGTGCCCTCTCGAATCGCATCGTTTGGACATCGGCGGGGGTAATCGGGATGAATACTGCCGGGATGGTCGCCGAAGGCGCGAAGTACAGGACTTGGCCTGCGACGTAGGCATCGAACCCGCATTCTCGGGCAAGTTCGACCACGAGATCCCAGTCGGAACGGAGCCGCGTGAATTGGCCCGTCGATAACCGGGTGTAGCCGTCGCCATAATAGCGGCCGATATTGCCGGAGGTAGGTGTCACGACCGCGCTGAGACCATGTGCGTTGGCGATGGCGGCGACGATCTCGGAGGCAGTCTGGTTGACAAAATCGCTCTGCCGATACGAATCGACAAGCGAAGCGGACAGGTCTCGGCCCTCAATGGCAACAGTTCCCAAAATCGGGTCCAGTTGGACGTTATCAATTGTCCCCGTGATCAGGTTTTGGTATGCTGGTTCGGGATATAGACCTGTCGATATCTCTACGTTACCGCTAGAAAGCGTCGACCACTCCAGGATGTCGCTCAAGAGTGATGCACCTGTGGCGAGCGAGATTGAATAAGAATCGGCCGAGAAATGGTTTGTTGACGTTACCGACGCTTGCAATAGCCCGGCCACTTCCATCCCGTTGACCTGCAAGGAAATGTTTGTTCCGGATATCGCAACTATACTCACTCTACTGGGGTCCGATGCCGTCGGAGAAGGCGGCCGAGAAGTCGGGAATGACAATCTGCGTCTGGCCGGAAAGTATTGGATCTTTCAGGCCATTTGTCCGCGCTATGTTGATCCACTGCAGGGCGCTTCCGAGTTCCGTGGCTGCAATCGCGAAGAGATTCCCGCCAATTGTATTGATAGTCTGCAGTTTAGCCTCCTGTCGATTGAAGTCGTTGCGTAATTCGCCCGACGTACGAGCCGGCATTAACGGCCGCGGCCAAGGCACCCGCGGCTGCGACGGCGTTGTTCAGCGACTGTCCGGACGCCGAGATCGAAACGTCCGCGCTGAACGGCGAGGCGACAATTTCCGATTGCTTAGTGATCCGCTGGTTAATTGCCAGTTGTGACGCCGCCAGTGCGGAGAGCGCCTGCGATTGGGCGACCGTGCCCGCCGTCAGCGCGTTTTCCGCCGAAAGCGCCGACTGAAGTGACCCCAACTGGATCGAGGTCCCACTGGCCGCCGCCACGGCGTTTGTAAGATCGGCTGTCACCAGGATGCCTAAAGCCGCGCTCAGGGTGCTGGTGGTGCCTGGCTGAGAGGCAACCAGACAGCTGACTTTGTAGGGAATCCACCAAGGGGTATGATAATCGGCAACGAAGGTTTTGACGATTACCTGGTATCGGAACGACTCCCAGGCCAACCACACAACCTCGCCGCCCAGGCGCAGGTTGTCGATGGCCCTCGCCCTCGCGGCGGCTTGTGGACCGGAAAAAGTCCCTTCAAAATGGATGTCGCCGTCATCCGGTCCGATCGGTTCGAGCACACGGGCGCCACCGGAGAGGGTGTGGACAACCACCCTGTATCGGCCACCGAAGCGCAGCTTCTGCGGAACCTCGAAACCATGGAGATTGATCGCGCCGATCTGAATCGGAGATCCCTGCACCTGTTAGTCCACTTCTAAGGCAGCAACGGTTGAGCCGGGTTCAGCTGGTTTTGACTAGAAAGGCGACACTCGGCTGCGCGGGATCGTGGCCCGCGGGTCGACGCCGGTCATTCCTTTGGCAGGTTTTGCCAAGACACGTCCGAGGTGATCAACCGCCCATCGTCCCAAGGCGGCGCCGTCC